AGCCCAAAGGTCAGTAAATCCTGTTGCAGCTGGACTATCTGTTGCAGTTCCAAAACTGACTAAAGAACCAAGCCTGGAGTTTTTTCCTTCAATTTCAACTTTTACTGATAAGTTTGCTCCTAAAGCATCACTATAAGGATCATGTCTTATTTTAATTAATGGTTTGGATTTTGAACTACCAAAATATATTTGAACATCTCTATCAGTTCCTCTATTTTCGGAAATGTCAAGATATTTAACATTCTCTAATAATTTTTGATTTTCTTTTTGTGTAAAATTAATTCTGTAAATATCCACTTTATCTGGAGCTTTCTTTAAAGAAACTCCTAATAAATCTCCAGATTCTATTAAACTATTTACAAGTTGATTTAAATTTACAAAATTGAATCCTTGAGGTGGTTTACTAACGACCTGTTGAATCTTTTTCTCTGCAACTTTAGAAGCAAAATAGATGTCAGCTGGACTCCATTTATTAATATCTCCGAAGAATTTTTCGTGTTTGTTTGCAATGGTAAAAAGTGCTTCAATATCTTCCATTACCTGATTACCACCTTGAGCTCCACGATAATATAAGAAATTTGTCCATCCTGGTCTTTGAATTTTTGCAAAATCTTGGTCAATTTTTTCTATATCTTCAATAAGTTTTACAGCAACATTTATTGACGATTTATACCAATCAACATCTTTATTTAAAATCTTTTCTATTAATTCCAACCCAACGCCAGTAGTTTTTATTTTTGAAAATGAATCAGTTACTAATTTTTTATTGTTTGATTTAAATTCACCATATGTTTCATATGTCTTATAATCTAAAACTTTTTTAGCTTTTGCTACTCCAAGAAAGTCAGCCATGGCACAAAATAGTGCTTGGGCACTTTCAAACGCTTTTGTATCTCCATCACTCTCTGCCATCTAACTGCTCCGTTCTTATTTGTTTATTGGAGTATTTATCCTACCACGGCTATCGAATAATGTCAAGGACTTTGCCACTTGTCCATACTTCCATCTCTGTTCTGACCTTGGACTGTTGTTGTAATGATACAAACCTAGCAGAAGCCTTCTTTTTCCACCACTCTGTAATATTAGCCAGATAGTGTTTATCAAAGTTTTCATCCTTTTCAATCTTATCTGCTTTTCCAAGAGTGATTTCTTTATAGTTTGCAATACCATAGTTGGACACATAGTAGCGTTTTTGTTCTGTTAGGGACTTGGCCTTGTTGATTGTAGCCATGAATCTATCATAATCTTCTTTGTGTGGTTTCAATGCAGCCTTGGTCATAGCAATAGTTGTGGTACTAATCTTCAACTTACGGCTAGAAGCATCAGGCGGAACAAACTCACCAACGATACCTTCAACATAATCTTTGAGGTCATCATATGGTTTGCCGTGCATCATTGGAAGAAAATCAGATTCAGTTGTGCCTTTGAAACGGAGATATGGTTTCATACCATCATACTGTGAGATAGCTTTAGATGTGCCATACAATGATGTGGTTTCAAATAGACACATATTCATATTGTATTTCTTGTTCATCATTTCTCTCACTTCATGTGAACAACAGATAGCTGCGAGAAGCTTACCGCCAAGGTAATTGTAACCAAATGGCTGTGATGGCACGATTACAAATCCCATGGCGGCAGCGTTGTTAAACGATTTCGTTGTTGCAGTTTCATTAGTGATAACACAATCAAGTAACTGATTGCGAGGCTTCATCATAATCGTTGGAGAACCAACTCGAATAAAACCAACCCACTTTTGAGTTTTCTTTTCTAACACCGCCAATCTTAAATTACGACCAGGCGATGAAAAATTATTGTGTGAAGAAATGATATCAAGATATTGTGACCATCTATCAGCAGGAAGTTCTACAAGTTCAAACTCCATATCTTGTGGATCCACATTGAAATCAGAAAATAAATCTTCTTCTGGCCCACAACCAGGTAATGCAACTGGTCTTTCTGCTAAAGAGTTTAATTTCTGTTCACGCATATATTCATCAATGCGGTTAAAGTTACCAAAGTAATCTTCAAATACCGAAGCGATGTAGTTTGCCTGTTTTCTATTTAAACTCATAAGGTAATCTTATTATTATACTTGTATAATTTCTTTAAAAATCCATTATACACCTTTTTATCGTGTTTGTCAAACAATTCTTTGTATTTTTTGTATGTTTCTGAATACCCATCAAGCCTAAGTTCAATTACTGCCTCTTGTGCGTAAGCATCTACCTCATCGGGGTCACCGTAATATTCCAATTCTTTAAGCAGTTCTTCATCATCTATTGTTTTACGGCAACAGTATCTTGGACCATAAGCACTACCTCTACGACTAAATTGGTAACGATGTTTCTTTTCATGTACCAAAGTTTTGAAGATTTCATTTATCATAATATGAATATAATTCTCATCTAATGAAACCTCTTTATCTGATTGCTTAAACATCAAATACATTTCTATATCTTTATCGCCAAACTCCAATGATGGGTCATAAAACCCACCAATAGTTAAAGCAGAATAACAAGTATTTGTTTTATCAACAATTTTATTTACTTTAACATTATATGGTGATAACATCTTACGAACCCAATACATTATTTGACCTGGTCTTTTAACACCAAAAAACTTTGGCGAATAAGAGTGCAGTCTATTGTATAGGGTTTTATGCTTCATAGGTAATGTAAATAACCGCCCACTATGTATTTTGGTCCACTAATTGGTTTTAAACCAGCGTGTGGGTGTGTCCACATGGGTGGAAACATAACCATTCTTCCTGATTCTGGTTTAACTGATAATTCAACCCTAGAACCTAATCCTTTTTTGAATATGGTTTCACCACCTTCTTCAACATCATTTAAGTAGAAGAACATGACCAAGAATCTACGAGCTGAAGCATAATCACCCACATCAACGTGTAATTTGAATTCATCTAAATCATTTGGTTCATATTTCTTAATACGAAATTCTTCATATGCCAAATCTTTTGGCCAATTCTTACCATCAATTCCAAATTGGCGCATATATTTTCCAAGATGCAATTGCATACTATCTAACAATATGTTTTGAATATCTGACCAATCATCTAAATGTTTTGTAATATTAATTTCATTAAATCTTCGGTGGCCTTCGTAGAGAATCAACTCTTGTTGTTCAGTTTTATCTTCAAATCGGTCGATAATTGCTTTGCATACATCTTTGGTCAAAACATTATCCCAATAACTAATATATTCCATTATACTTTTACTCCCTCAAATTTAGAGTTAAATTTCCTTTCACGGTTACCAAACGTATTTAAAGGTTTATCATCATCTTGACCAGAATCTACAATATCGGCTTGCGCTGATTGTTCAGCATCATATAACCTCATCTTAGCACGGTCAACACCAATTACAAATCGTTTGTATAGATTAGGATCACCATAACGATTCTTCAACTGTTTTACCATAATCTGATTCAGCTGCTCGAGTTCTTCGGTACTAATCAAAGCAAACATAAAGTCGGCAGTTGCAGGTAAACCAAAAGATTCACTCGTATCTTCAAGACCTACATCTGTGTTTGTAAATCCACTTCTCGTTGTTTGTGTCGCAGTTACAACTGGAACACCAAACTCTACAGCTAGACCTCTAAGTTCTTCAGCAATAGACTTGATATATGCATATGAATTAATACTTGCACCCATCTTAATACGAGCTGAACAACAAATATTAAGATAGTCGATAAAAATAATATCTGGTGTAAAGTTCTTCTTCAATTTCAATTCATTTAACAAAGCACGAAAATGTCCTGCATGAGCAGCCGCAGTAGGGTATTCTTTAATGATTAGTTTACCTTGTGTCTTGTTCTTTAGTATATCAAATTTGTGAGCATAATCTTCACGACTAATTGTTTGTAATTCATTCAAATCTATATTTAGCAAGTTAGCATCAATACGCTCAGCAATCTTTTCTTCAGCCATTTCCATTGTGATATACAATACATTATGTCCTTGACTAATTGAACTAGCAGAACAATGGCACATAAACAGAGATTTACCAACACCAGTTCCAGCCAAGGCCACATTCAAGGTCTTAATTGGAAAACCACCTTTAGTAATTTTATTGAATAGGTCGAGGTCAAAACGAACTCTTGATTCTACTTTGTGATAGAAATCGTAACGAGAATCGGAATCATTTATATAATCATGGCCAACAGAATTATCAAATGACACTCCAAGAGCATCACTTAGTAATTTTGGAATTTCACCTTTAGCTTTCTTACCAGTTTTATCATCAAGGATACTAACTGCTTCCATGATAGAATTGTAGATAGCTTTATCTTGGCAAAACTTTTCAGTTTGTTCAATTAGCCATTGTTGTTCACTTAATTCTTTATCTTGTTGCACTTCATCCAAAATAGAAATCGCTGTCCGAACTTCTGATTCAGACAGCGTTTTATTTTCTGTGAAATTGATTACAAGAGCTTCGTGAGTAGGAAGTGTTTTATATTTTAATGCAAAATCTTGAACTTCTTTGAAGATATTCTTTTCATTTATATCTGAAAAGTAATCTGGTCTAATAAATGGGATTACCTTACGAGCATATTCTTCATTATAAATCAAATTTTTCAATATGGTTTTTTCTAATCGTTTCATTTGCCTGTCTTGTAAGTATCTCTGTTAATATGTCACCCATGATTGTAACAAAATTATCATCTTTTTGCAATAGGTTTATGTCGTGTTTACCAGGATTAACAAGAGTATATCCAAATTCCAACACACCCATTTCACCTTGTTCTTTAACTCTTACTTTGCCATAGTGATATACAACACCAGCATACTCATCTTTTAGGATTTGTATACCGGTTAATTCAGAATCCGTAAAGTCGATAAAGCAATAATCTTCATTTTCTTTAGGCATCTTCTTCCTCTTGGAGAAGAATTGGGTCAGTTTCTCCCATAATGTTCCCATAAGCTATTCCATATTTTTGATTTACATATTCTTTGAACTTGTTAGACTTCAATAGAGGTATCATAAACTCATCTGTCTGAGTACCTTCAAAACGAACCTTATCACCAACTTCACCAGTATCTTGGTCAATTTTTGCATACCAACCAGGACTTGGTTTAGAAATAAAACCACCTTCAATACCAATATCAACAAGGCCTGAATACTTACTAATACCGCCATCAAATGTTACTGAAATAGGAATCTTTGATTTCTCTTTAGTGTAACGAGATTTCTCCACATTAATAATAAAGTTATAACCAACAATCTCGGTACCATCTTTCTCTTGTTGGCGACCAAGAATAAAGATATTATCAGCGGAGTAATAAGAACCTGTACCACCACCAACGATATCTTTTGGGAACATACCAATCTCTTTGTAAGTATGATTCACAACAACCATTGGAATATCTTTCAAGTTTAAGTGTGGTGTTACCATGCGGAACAAGCTCTTAACTTGTTTAGCACGGGACATATCGGCAACTGATTTGCCATCGAGAGCATCATCAACCTCTTTCTTACTTGCCAAATTACCAATTGAATCAAGGATAATCATTAACTTATCGCCACGATTTACATCTTGTAACTGTTGCATAATGTCAAACTTCAACTGTTCAATATCAGTCAATGGCGTGTGCAGGACTCTCTCCATGTTGATGCCGAATGTTTCGAAATACTTGATAGGTGTTCCAAATTCAGAATCGTAGAACAACAATACGGCTTCTGGATATTTGTCCATGTAAGCCTTTGCCATTAATAATGAGAAGGCGGTCTTAAAGTGTTTAGACGGACCAGCCCACATTGTTAGACCGGGAATAATTCCACCATCTAACTTACCGCTTAATGCCACATTAATCATGGGCACATCAGTTGGTATCATATCTTTATCTGTAAAGAACTTTGATTTAGATAGAATTGAACTATCTTTAATCGTTGAATTCTTTTTAATTTTATCCATTAAACTCATATTAAAAGGAGCCTCCATCAAGGGTTGTTATTTTGTTTTTGGGTATCAATTCGTGT